ACGCCGTTGGCGTACGCCGCGCTGGTGTAGTTGCCCGCCCAGCCGGTGTAGCTCACAAAGTAGAAGTATGTAGAGTAGGACACCGAAGCACCGCGAAGCCAATACCACCGCGCCCTTACCCATGCGTGTCCATTCCAGAGATAGCCCACATTGCTATCAGCAGAACAAATCCACACATCGCCCTTTTTAGGGGTCTTGGGCGCGGTGCTGGATACAGTGAAATTCACGCTCTGCGCCAGCGTATAGCCCGCAAACTTGATGCGGACACGGTCAGATGTGAACCACGGAATCTGCTCGCCACAGTACACAAACGGCTCCGTGTTGGTTCCGTTCATCTCGCGCATGGAGGGCAGATAGACCTTATCCTCGGATTCCAGAATACCAGCCGTGCCCGCGCCGTAATCCACGGACGAGATGTGCACGGACACCAGCATCCGGCGCAGAGCCGAAGGCAAACCGGCCAGATAGCGCTTCTGGAGCCAGCTGCGCATCTCGGATGCGGGCCAGCCTCCAGCGTTGCTGTCGGTCGGGTTCATGCGGTGGTAGCCGTTCAGCAGACCTGCGTGAATCAGGTCGATAGCGCTCGTACCGCCGCCGGTCTTGGTTGCGCCGCCGGTGCCGATGACCTCCAGATAGCTTTCCTCACGCGGCCATGCTGCCATCTTCAGGCACTCAGTCTCACCGAGGTCGTCTTTCCAGAGCTTGCACCGGTACAGGAAGCCGGTCGCGAAGTTCTTACCGTCATTGTCGCAACCCAGCATGAGGGTCGCGTCAGATGCCGTGTCGATGGTCTTGGTCAGCTCGCGGGAAATGATGTTGTCGCCGTTCGGGTTTGCGAAATAGACGAACAGGTTCCGGCTGCCCTTGACATGGCGCAGAACCACCAGCTCGCGGTACTGGTCGGACACATACTGTGTGCCAATGCCGGAGATCGTAGACAGGCCCGTGCCACGACCATTGTTCACGGTGTTGGTGGACCACTGGACGGCCGTGCCGCCGCTGTATTTCACCTTGAAGCCGTGATAGCCAGTCTTGGTAAAGCAAGCTGCCACACACGACTCTGCCGTCGGCTGGTCGAATACGCAGTCCACAACCAGCGTCCAGCCGGTGTCCTTGTCCATGATCTTCACACCGGTATCTTTGGAGGTCTTGCCGTCCAGCTCCATATTTTCAGCCAGCAGCACAGATTCCACGTTGTCAAACTCCGGCTCATAGCCCATGGTGAACGGAACGCGGGTCTTGATGTTGTCCTCTGTGAAATAGAGGGCAGACCGTCCAGACTGCCGGATGCCGTACAGCTGCGCCAGATTCAGGTTGGAGAGATCATCGCCGAAGTTCGGCAAGGATCCTTCAATCCAACGCGCATAGACGTCCATATTCTCCCGGACGTGCGCTGTGGACTTGTCCCAGCCGTTGAACAGACGATAAACGAAGTTTCCTTCCTCGTCCGTGCGCTCCGGGTCGTCGGGCGGTACTGCCTCGGTGTCATAGTCTACAGTCTTTGTGCCTACAACTACGCCGGTCTGCGAGTACCAGCGCACCGTATAGCGCTGCGGAACGCTGGTATAGGCGGCCTTGACGGTCAGCTCGGACAGCACCTGCGTCAGAACAGTATCCCATCCAGAATAGGTGAACACTTCCGCCTGAGTTGCTTCTCTGGTCGGAGTATCCATCAGCCCGGTTGTCACCGGGTCAGGGCAGGTCGCGCCGCGGTCAACGAGGATTTCTGCCGGGGAGCCATCTTTGAAGGTCAGCTTTGTCCCGTCATAATCGCAGAACGTCACCTTGTACTGCTGCACGGTCCCGCCATAGGTCAGGGCCAGATCGGGCCACGCTGCGGTGTACTTTTCCACCTCAGCCTGACGAATGACGGAGGTATAGACTTTGCCAGACAGCGAGGACTGCTGGACTTCCAGACCGTTTTCGTCGTAGCCGCCCATGCCCAGCAAACGATTCATCAGGTCTGTGCCGGTAAGCTGCCAGTCGATGCCCACAAGGCGTACCGTGTAGAGCTTGGCCGCTGCGTTGACAATATCAAGCGCAGCCGGGAACGGCGTGTTCTCGTGGCGCAGACCGGTCAGGTTTGCGTAACCGTCCGCCACCTCAAAGGTCTTGATGTTCTGCATATTGCGCAGCGTCAGGCTGACCGGGCGCTCCAGATAACAGGTTTCCAGCGCAGAGCCAGCAGCAAAGTTGACCGCGCTGACCGGCGTTCCCTTGAAGCTGGCGACTTTCAGGGCCACACAGCCGGACACGTCCACCGGTGCGGTCAAATTCGGGCAATGGTCGATTCGCAGCTCTTCCAGCACGGCCAGCGCCGAGAAATCCAGCTTGATAGAGGACGTCAAGTTGATGTTGGAATAGCCGTCCGCGTCGCTGCCAATGACGATGGAACGCAGCTTGGTTGCGGCAGAGAAGTCAGCCTGATTCGTGTATACACTGGCGATGCCCTCCACAGCTTCCAGCATGGATGCCGAATAGATGTAGAGCTCGGTGTCATTCAGCGCCGTGTCCTTGCTCATGCTCAACGTCACCGGCTCGCCGCGCTTGCAACGCTGCTGCTTCAGGATGGAGCCGAACAGGATGGACACATACAGGTCAGAATACGGCGTGATGGTGATAGCGGCAATCTCGCCGGTGGGACTTGCGAAGCCGCGCAGGGTGATCTTGTCGTTCCGGGCCGCCGCCGTATTCCATTTGGAGGCGAAGTAGATGCTGTTGTACTTCAGGAAATAGTGACGCTGAAGCTCTTTCGTGCCGTTCATCATGGGGATAAACATGGTGATGGCCGCGCCGCCCTCTTTCAGATCCTCATAAGGGCGGATATACTTGCGCCGCGCATCTGCAACCAGCAGACGTGCCGGGCGGAGCTTCTGGTAGGCGTCAAAGGCAGCGTTCAGGCGGTCGGCGTCGAACAGCTCCGTCAGGGTGGCAACCATCGTGTTCAGGCGGTCGGTCAGCAGGTCGCGGACGTTGGCCCACAGAACAGAATCCTGTGCGTTGAAGACGTTGCCGCCGTTCAGCTGGTCGGTGTCCTCCATACCATAGTCCAGCGCGAGGTCGCCCTCGTTGTTGTTGCCCATGGCCGTGTCCATATCGTAACCGAAGCAGTAGTCCCAGATGGGATGCTCTGCGGTCACGTCATGGCAATGCGGGAACGTGTTTTTTGCGCGGTTGTCCGGCATAGTGAAGAACGAGGTGAACAGGTAGTGGTACAGGGTGGACTTGCTCTCAAAGTGCAGGTCGAACTCGTTCACGAACTTGGCAGCACGGTATTCTGCCGTATCATTGGAATAGGTCACGCCCCCGTACACCACCGGGCTACTCAGGGCTTCGCCGGTCGCCGCGCTGCGGTCGGTGGAATACACCCACTTGATAACATCGCTCCACGCCTTCCGGGCCACGGCCTCGTCACAGCCATCCGCGATGTAGCGGAAAGACAGCGGCGCATTGGGGTTGTCGTCGCTCTCCCAGCTGGAGGCGTCTTCTGCGCCTTCATAGCCCTTGAAACGGTTGTAGACGTGGGTGTTATTGCACAGCTCCACGATGCACTCATTGGGGCGCTGGGTGCTGTCAAGACCCTGCGCCTTTTTGTCTTTCTTCGAGTTGCCGAAATCGCCAACGCCGTAGAAAATCCACTGACCCTGCGTGAAGCCCTCTTCCGCGCTCTCGTTATACACGAAGATAACGCAGGGGTGGAACTCCATCGTGTCGCGCACCTTGGGATTTGCTGCACGAGCCGCCCGGATATACGGCTGGTACTTGTTGAACAGCTCCGCCAGCATGGCATTGTTCATATTCTCCGAAGAGGCAATGTTCAGCTTGACGTTGAAGTAGGTTTCGCCCATGGAATCGTCCGTCATGTCATAGCTGTCGGCTTCAACCGTCAGGCCGTGTTCATCCGTATAGACGAACTTGCCCTTGCAGTCAAAGTCCATGTTGCGGCCCGCCTTGCCGTAGGCATTGGAGCTGGTGCCCTGCCCGCGGTGAACGACGCTTTCGTTCTTCCAGCAGTCTTTTGCCCGCGCACCATACAGCAGGTGTTCGACGCTGGAGCCGGAGACCTTATCGTTTTTGTCGGTGGTGAAGCGCGGAACCCGCAGTTTGATGACGCGGAGACCGGGATTTCTCTTCGCCAGATTGTTGATATACGCCTCGTCAATGGATGCCGCATTCCAGTCGGTGATGATGTTGCCAGCGCCATCGTCCACGCTGTTGCTCTCATAGCGGGCAATCATCTCGTCCGGGTCGGGCGCGTCTGCGATGTAGTTGTCCATCATGTCCGCGTCGCCGAGGCTGATGTCGTAATACTTGCAGCGGTACAGCCAGACATCACAATCCGGGCTGCCGATGGTCAGCGGCACCGGGGTGCGCTGGGTCAGGCGGTCGCCCTCCGAATAGGTGGCAAACCGGGACGGAATGCCCTGCAAATTCAGGAACAGCTCGCTATTCTTCGTCCGGCTGGTGATGTTGTAGCACAGCTCAGTGTACTCGCCCTCGCAAACGAACTGGCTGATGCTGGTCTGCTCGGTGGAGAGGGTCACATCCTTGGCGTTCACATCCAGACCGATGCCGTCCGAAAGACACTGTGCAATCACAGCGTCAAACTTGCGCGCGTTCTTGGCCGTGTAGATCATCTTGAAAGATGCGCCGTATGCCTGAATATTGGACGAGCCGAACAGGTTAAAGTTGATGGTTGCCGTATGGCCCGCGCGGACAACAAAGGCCGTGTTGCCGTCGCTGTCCTGCTGAAAGCCGCCGTTGGTCCAGTCGAAATCTTTATCCACGGTCAGAGATACGCCGTTGGATTCCCATGTGTCGCGGTCTGCTGCGGAGTTGGAGCGGCCCGACGGGTCAAAGTCAAACTTCGCGTCCACGTTGGCCGGATGGATGTCATAGCCCAGCGCGGTGGCCGTGTAGGTCATGGTGACGGTCGTTTCGCCGCAGGTCAGCGTCAGGGTATGCTCGCCCTCAGAGCGGGGCTTGTACGCCCACGACTGCAAGCTGCGGCCCACGGTCAGCGTAGTTTCCACGCCGTCAACGGACTGCTTCACGCTGGCCTGCTCGGTGCTGGGATCATAGACCATATACTGAAGTGCAGCAGTCATATACACGCTGCCAGAAGGCTTCTTGTTCTTGACCGTAATGATAGGGACATTGCTGGAGCTGTCCACGACCGCAATGCAGAAGTGGACGGTCGGGCTTTTGATTGTGTTCCCGCTGGCGGTCGTAGTCGTATAGATGTCGATGTCGTGAGCGCCGTGGGAATTGATGGTCAAGCTCTGCACGAGCTGGCGCCCAGAATAAGAGGTCGTGGCCTCTGCCGCCTGAACGCCGTCAATGAGGAAGTGCGTGGTCTTGCTCATGCCGGAGCCGACCGGAGTGTACGTGATGCGGAACGCCGTGCCGACGGTGTACAATGTGGATTCCGACAGCGTTGCAGTGACCGAAACCGTCAGAACCGAGATGTTCCACGTTTTGGAGCCGGTCGCGCCGTTTTCATCGGTGACAACGACCTTCACCTTGTTGTCACCGGACACCAGCCATGCGCTGGGGTCAAAAGTGATTTTTTTGTTCTGTACGATGTTGGCCGTGGCCACCTGCTCACCGTTGACATAATATGCAGCAGCGCCGCCAAAGTCCGGGTCAGTGTCGGTAAAGGTGTAGGACACCTCCGTGCTCTGACCCTGCGCAATGGCAAAAGACAGAGCCTTTTCGCCGTTGACGTAGGTTTCGTTGGTCAGGGTGACGCCGGAGGAACCGCCAGAGCCGCCGCCTCCGCCGCCCGGAATGTACACCGGGTCGATGACGTCTTTCTCGTTTTCGTCGTACAGATGCAGGTAATAGGTTTCCGTGTCGTAGTACATGGAGCTGAACGCCAGCCCGCCGGGAGCCTTGATGGGCAGCGTGATGGTGCCGCCGTTGGTATAGGTGATCTTCAGGCCATCATCCACGGACTGTACATCCTGCACAACACCGTTTTCGATGATTTCCTGAAACTGGGCCAGAGTGTTGGCCGCTGCGGTTGCCTGAAGCTCTGCGGTCTTTGCGGACGCAGCAGACTTCGAGGCCGCCTCGGTCGCAGTCTTGATGTTGGCCGCTGCATCGGCAGCGTCAGACATTGCCTGTTCTGCGGCAGTTTTGGCTTCTCCTGCGGTCGTCTTCGCTTCGCTCGCCGTGGTCGTTGCCGTGGTTGCAGCTTCGACAGCCTTTTGGGAAGCCTCGGCCGCCTTTCCTGCCGCCTCCTGCGCAGCGCTCGCAGAGGTAGACGCCTTAGATGCTTCGTCCTCTGCTTTGACAGCCGCCGTGCTGGCTTGGGATGCAGCAGTCTGGGCCGTGGAGACCATGCCCTCCGTGTTGGATGCCGCGGTCTTCGCGTCTGCTGCGTCCTGCACAGCGGTCTTTGCAGCAGATTCGGCAGAGGCCGCCTTTACCTCTGCGGCAGAGGCCCGCTCTTCGATATTGCCGACGGAATCCGAGACCTGCTTTGCCGTTGCCAGCGCTTCTTTTGCAGCAGCTTCGGCGCGGTCCGCATCACCCTGCACGGCATCTTTCAAGGTCTTGACCTTGATGTTATAGGTCTCGTCATTGGAAGAAACGAGGAGCAGGTCGTCATCCTGGGCTTCCGTTACCGTGGCGAAATCCTGAATGCGTTTTTCAGCCATTTACAAATTATCCTCCTTTGCGTTCGTCTTATCGTCTGTCCCGGCGTCCGGGTTGGTTTCGGTGTCCTTGCTGCCGGACATCGTTTTTAGCAGCGAGAAGATGCTGTTCAATGTTTCCTGTGCTACCGTCAGCTTTTCGTCCATCGCGGTCAGAGAGGCCGTGTGTTCATTCACCGTGGCGTGAACCTTGGACATTTCGGCAGATTGGGTTGCAACAGCCTGTTTCAGCGCCGTCACATCCGTCTGTATTGTAGCCAGCTCTGCCGACTGGTCAGCAGCAGATTTTTTCAGGGTCGTCGTGTCCGCCTGAACATTGTCCAGAACTTCACGGTCTGCCGTTTGCGCATTTTGCACAGCCGTCAGCTTTTCGTCCATCGCGGCCAGAGAAGCCGTGTGTTCATTCACCGTGGCGTGAACCTTGGACACATCTTCGGACTGAAGCGCAATGGCCTTTGTCAGCGCGGTCGTATCAGCCTGAATCCCGTCCAGAAGCTTCCGATCGGCTGTCTGTGCGTCCTTCACGGCGACCAGCATTGCCGTGTTCTTATCCACCACAGACCGGATGCCATCCGCTGCTGTCTTAATATCCGAGAGGGCCGTCTGGATAGCAGCCAGCGTCTTCTTGACATCTGCCGTGGATGTTTCCAGCCCCTCCAGCGTGGTGTGCTGCTCTGTGAGGGCAGTCTGAACGTCCTTGACAGCCTGCATGAGCTGGGGCAGGTTCACGGTATCTTCGCCTTCTCCGCCTACCATATCCTTCAGTTTATCCGCCAATCTGTTCACCTCCGTTGCGATTTCGTCTGCCTGCTCAATGAGAACAGCTTTCTTGATGCGATATTTTTCAGTCTCATCGTCGTAGAAGATGGCATCCTCCATGTGGCCTGTTTCGGGGTCCCGCGCTCTCATCGCAATGTAATCGTCGGAATACTGCACCTCTGCGCGGGACACTGGCGCACTCCGCGCACGAGCCATTGCCCGCGTTGTAGTTCTGCCGGCGAAGCTGCCGGTCTTTGCGACCCGGAGACCATCTTCAGCAGACATCGTAACGCCGCCGTAATCTGCGCTCGCCTCCAGAAACACCTTATCGCGGTTTTTATCGCGCTCTGTCAAATACGGATACTGCCGGGACGCCTCGGCGTTTGTCGGGGCGCTGATGGTGTTGGAGTAGCCGATGCCCAGCACAGCCTCCATGGAGTAGATGGAGCTGTGAACCTTGTCGCCGATTTTGACTTGATCTCCCAGCTCCGTGGCAGGGTCAAATACCGCGTCCGGGGCCGTGAACGGCTCATATTCGATGCCGTGCAGCATCGAATATAGGTCGTTGCAGATACCTTGGCAGGAATACGGGCAGCTGTTCACCGTGATTTCGAAGCCGCTTTCGTCCCCCTTCGAGTATGTGTTCCCCCCTTCGTCCGTCATGGTGATTTTGGACACCACGAGCCGCTTGCCTGTCTCTACGTCTCCGCCCACAAAGGGAACGTGAATGATGCCCTGTTCCGCCTCCACTACACCGGTCTTGTCGTAGACCAGCATGAAGCCGTCCGAGGTGATGATGCGGTTGAATTTATGGTCTACGATGGGATAGATTTTTTGGATAAGGGATCCGACGCCGCCGCCGACTTCCGGAGTCTGATTCTCACTGTTGCCAGCGCTCAGCTTCCATGCAAGCGTAGAACCGTCACCGGTGATAATGTCGTTGAACTTTTCGTCCACAACGTGATAGTTTTCCGACGGCGGCGCTGTCAGCGTCACCAGCCGGAGTTCCCCTTCGTCAGTGATGGTCCAGTTGCCGCCGTTGCAAGCACCAATCCAGCCCAGCACCTGCTGCATGGTGTATCCCTTCGGATAAGGAACCATGTAGTTCATGCCGCGGTTGATTCTGGTGCGCGGGTCAATCGGAACACCGATTCTGTATGCGATTTCTTGCACGACAACGGCCATGGATTTAGGCCAATCGCTCTCGCTATCGCCGTCGCTCACCATCGCTTGCGAGGTTTTGAGCATGGAATCATAGCAGGACAGTGTATAGAGGTTTTCGACGTGTGTGCAGGTATCGACCCAGAACTCGCCAAACGGAAGAACTTCCGTTCGGCGAGTGACGTCCAAATCCGTGAGCTGCGCGATGATACGCACCGACGCAGCCTCCGGGATTTCCTCGCCGTTCTCCAACAGCACATCCAGCTTCAAAGATGCTGCATTGCAGTTGCCGATACTGAGCGGCTCCGTTGCAAGGCTGTGACTGATTTGTGGAGCAGAAATGCGGTAGTATTCTTTGCCCCCAATGACAGCGCGGGCGTTCATGTTGAAGCGTCCGCGAGCTGCAAGTTCAGTCCAGTTGTTCGTTCTGTGCCTCGTGGCAGCTCACCTCCTTACTGCTCCGTCATGTTGAACGCCATGCCGACGTAATAGGTCTTGCCGGTCGATTTGTCATACCGCTGCGCACCGAACGGGCGGTTTGCGCAGTAGTACGTCTTGGTCAGATATCGGCCGGCATCCGGGTCCAGCAGCGTTGCCTCGAAAAAGGTCTGCTTCAGGTCTTTCGACAGCTGGGCGGCAACCTCTTCCGGGATGTCCATCAGAGTTACGTTCCACTTCATTTTCGCGCCGATTTTGTTTCGCACCATCAGCGCGTCCAGAGTGTTTCGGCCAGATTTCGAAGAATCAACGTCACTGTCCGTAGGGGTCAGGCCGCCCTCTGCCACCCATTTTGTATAATCATGCCCGCCGATTTTGAGCATCGGTTTCATAGGGTCTGCACCTCCTTATACTTCCGTAGGCGTCAGCAGCGGCGACGTGCCAAACATCCGAGTCTTGCGGTTGATATAATCAACGGTGTGCTGTGCGAGGCTGTCTGCATCGACATTGACCTCCGCGCCGCTATACTGCTCGACAGCTGCGCAGATGCTATTCGTCGCGCTGCCGATGGCCTGAACGATGGTGCGGGTCGTCTCGTCGTTCGTCGCCTGAATTTTTTCAAGCACACCGCCGGAAGAGCCGCCATTTCCTCCCTCTACGCTATACGGTGCAACTGTTCCGGCGGCCATCACCGGGATAGAGAATCCAGCACTCTGCGTGATCTCTGTCAGGCGGTCCAGCAAATTGGTGAAGCTGTCGGCCACTTTATCGGAGAACTGCGTCAAAACGCTGTCCATACCAGCAACGATGTCCACCTTGCCGGAGACCTCAGAAAGAAGCGGAGTATCGCCGTCTGCCAGCGCTCCGCTTGCCTCCGCAGTTCCAGCTTTTACAGTGTCCACCAAATCGCCCATCTGGTCCTTCGCACTGGACAGCAGCGACGGCATAGCGTCTTTCATGCCCTCGTCGATACCCGGTGGCAGGTACTCGCCGATTTCGTCCGCCATCAGCCTAGACGGCGAATGGATGCCGAAGAAGCTCTTAAAGCCGTTCACGATGCCAGAGCCGACTTTTTTCACACCGTTCCAAACGCCGGAAGCCACATTCTTGATGCCGTTTCCGATGCCGCTCACAATGTTTTTGCCGACCTCGACAGCTCCAGACACAGCACTCTTCGCACCGTTCCAGATGTTTTTCACAGCATTGCCGACGCCCTGACACACATTGGAGACAGTGTTTTTGATGGCGTTGAACGCATTGTTCACGCCATCGCGGAACCAGTCGCATTTGTTATAAGCGGTTACGAGTCCCACGCCCAATGCGCCAACGCCAGCGATTGCAATGCCGACAGGCCCGCCCGCCGTGGCAAGTCCGGCCAGCGTAGTACCCAGACCGCCGAGGGCAGTACCCGCCGTAGCTACCGCACCGGAGAGTGTTGTTCCGATTGTGCCAGCCACACCAGCTGCGCCGGATGCCAGCGCACCCAGACCGCCGCTGACCGTTGCACCAATAGAACCGATACCCGCGCCGATGGACGATACCAGACCAGACAGCCCGCCGCCTACGGTGGAGGCAATGCCGCCGATAGTAGAACCCACAGACCCGGCAATGCTGGACAGTCCGCCGCCGACAGTAGATGCGATGCCAGACAGCCCGCCGCTGAATAGCGATCCGAGTTTAGAGAACAGACCCGATGCGCCGGATGCTATGTTAGAGAATCCGTTGCTGAACACCGAGCCGATGTTGGAGAGCATCGACCCCGCATTAGATGCCACGCCGGACAATCCATTGCTGAAAAATCCCTTGACAGAGTTCCAGAGATTTCCCGCATTGGATGCGATGTTGTTGAATCCGTTGCTAAACAGATTCTTGATGCCGTTCAGTAGTCCAGAGGAATTATTCTGGATATTACCCAGCCCATTCTTGAGCACGTTCCCCAGATTCTGAATGAACGAGCTGCCGTTCTGAGAAGTTCCGTTAAAGAAATTCTTGAACGTGTTGCCGATGTTCTGGAGCATATTACCCGTGTTGGTCTGGAGGCTACCAGAGCCGCCCTTGAACAGATTCGTGAGCCAGTCAATAAACTGACCGCCCCACTGTTTCAGCTGCCCAAAGCCGCCCGACAGCAGTTCCAGAATCTTTCCGGGAATGCTGGAGATCAGCGACCAGAGATCGGGCAGACCGCCGTTCACACCGTCTGTGATGCTGTTCGCCATGCCCTTGCCAGCATCTACCAGAATATTGGTATTGCCGGAGGTGGACAGGTTGTTTTTCAGCCCGGAGATGATGTTCCACGCAGCCTTTGCCATGCCGACATATCCCTGTTCCTCATAGCCCTTATTCAGAGCTTCCAGAGAATCAGCGACAAACCCGGTGACGTTGGTACGGAAATTCTTATCCATGCTGTTAAACAGACCCAGCGCAACGTTTTTCGCAACGGTAGCCCAGTCACCAGACTGCACTGCGTCAATGATGCCCTTAATGTTGGTCAGACCGTCACCGCTGGAAAGTGCATCCGAGATGCGGTTCATGTTGTTTTTCAGTGCATCGACAGTTTCATCGACAAAATCAGTGCCCAGCTGAGTGCCCTTTCCGTCCAGAGCATCATCAGCGCCTGTGTAGACCGCCAAACCCATATCTCCAGCTGCATCCTCAGCCAGTTCAGAGTTATCTGTGATACCCTGTGCCACACCAGCGTCAAACCAATAGCCCAGTTCTGCGCCCTCGGTAGACGGGGAATGGATACCCAGCGCATCCTTGAATGCGTTAATCAGCCAGTCGGATGCCTTGCCAGCGGCCTCAGACAGTCGTTTCAGCGTATTCTTGATGCCGTTGTAGATACCGAGAATGATGTTTTTGCCGACGCCCAGCCAGTCGATGTCCGTGAATTTTTTCTTTGCCGTGTCTCCGATAGACTTCAACGCAAGGGGAAGTTTCGTCTGCAAGGCCACGAAGCCGTTGTAGATAAACCCGATAACATTTTTGCCTGCTGCCGCCCAGTCGATAGAGGACAGCTTCTTTTTCGCTGCGTCGCCAATGGATTTTAAGGCAGTCGGGAGTTTGGTTTGCAGCGCGACAAATCCGTTATAGATAGCACCAATGACGTTCTTGCCCGCGGTCAGCCAGTCGATGTCGGACAGCTTTTTCTTGATGGCCGCACCAATGGTCTGCATCGCAGCCGGGAGCTTAGTCTGCAAGGCCACGAAGCCATTGTAGATGGCCCCGATGATGTCTTTGCCGACCTGTACCCAGTTCGTCGCCTTGAGCTTCGCCACGATCTGACCGGGCAGTTCTTTCACGGCATTCACCACGGTGGAAACGGCCCCGGTGATACCGTTTTTCAGGCCCTCCATGATGAACTTGCCGACCTCGACCATCTTCTTGGACGGCGAGTGAATCTCGAACGCATCACAGATGCCGTTCCAGAACGGCTTGAAAATGTTGTCTACAATCCATGCGCCAACGCCGAAGATGGCGTCTTTGATGCCGAGGAAGAAACCTGCAACGGCATCGCCTCCGGCCTCCTGCGTTTTCTCTTTGAAGTAGTTGCCTACATCGGCCAGAGAACCGGCCAGAATCTGAATGACTGCATCAACGGATTCACCGATAAGGCGGCCCAGCGCCTCCGTCAGCTCGTCCCAGCTCACACCAGACACAGCCCGGATGAGCATTTCAACGAGGTCTTTTGCCACCTGATAGAAGTCAATGCCGTCCATCAGGTCGGCCAGCGAGTTGATGGCCTCCGTGAAAGCGTCGAAAAAGCTCTTGACTGCGCCCTCCACGTTGCCGTTGCGCAGCGCGTCGGACAGCTTGGCGGTAATGATTTCACCAATCTTGTACCAGTCTTTGCTCTCCAGCCACTCCTGCAACTCGTTATAGAAGCCAGAGAAGCCGCTGGTGAACGCCTGAAGCACAGCCGTCCAGTCCAGCTCTTTCAGGAAACCACCGGCCAAATCCAGCGCCACGGTAAACTTCTTCGCCAGCAGCCGCCCGAAGATGTCCCAGTCAACCTCATTGATGATACTGTTGACCGCCTCGGCCAAATGCTTGCCGATATTCACCCAGTCCACCGTGTCCACGGTGTAGTACAGCGTCTGGATGGCTGCATTCATGCCCTTGCCGATTTTTGTTCCCCAGCCGGACCAATCAATGCTGTCCACCAGCTCATTGATTTTGTTGCCCAGCAGTGTGCCCAGCTCTTTCCAGTCAGCTTCCTCAAATGCCTTTTTCAGCTTGTCCGCAAAGTCCAGCACGGCGCTGTCAATGGGGACCTGCTCAAACATCTTGGAGGGGTCAACGGAACCATCGTCTTTCGTGTTGTCCGTGTCCTTATCGTCCAGAATGTTCAGTTCATCGAAGCTGGCCAGAGCCGCCTTTGCCTTTTTTGCAGACTGCGACGTTTTGTCGAGGCTCTTGGCGTAGTCCTCCTGAATGGTCGTTGCCTTAGTGTAGGTTTTCGAGCCAGTCAGGGCCGCCGTCAACATCCCGATGCGGGAAACCGCCTCGGAGATAAGGTTGATAAGCGATACCAGCGCCGGGGCTGCTGCCCGCAGGATGGGGTCAAATGCGCTTGCAAAGCTGTTCTTCAGCCTATCCAGCGCAGACATCAGGGACGAGATTGCGGCGTTTGTCCGGCTGGAATACCGGGCAAGATTTTTGTAGCCGTCCACCAACGCGCTGCGCAGCTTGCTCATGAGGGTAAACAGGGAGCGCACGCCCAAACCATAACGCAGCAGCGTTCCGATGCCGCTGTTGAAGCTGGAGTGTGTTTTCTTTGCCCGCAGAGAAAGGCGCAGCATAGCCGCCGCACCCTTGCCCAGCATGGATACCATGCCTTTCAGCCCGCCGACAACGCCGCCTTTTACGGTCTTTCCAAACCTCGAAAGCGCGGACGTGCTGCGATCCACTTTCTGCGTCATGCTGTCGAGCTGCTCTTTCACGGCATCGAGGGCCGCACTCAGCTGGTCATACTCCGCAGAATCAGTGCCAGACGTGTGAGAGGTTCCATCCTCTTCCATCTGCGCTGCATCCGCTCTATACTCTTCCAGCTTCTTTTTGGTCTGTTCGATGCTGTACTGCAAATTCTTCCACTTCTGCGAGGATTTGTTGACGTCCATATCCTCGTACATGGCCTCTTTGTTGAGCAGTTTGTCCAGCTCTTTCTCAGCCTTTGCAATCTCCGTCTGGAGCCACGAATAGTCCTCGGTCGGAATGCGAATCTTGCCCAGCTGGGCCATCTTATCTTCCAGAGCGGAAATCGTTTCACGCAGTGGGCCAGCCTTGGCGTCAAAGGATTCTAAGGCGCTGGCGCTGCCGCGCATTGCTTTTTTCATGGTCGGCGCGAGGCCATCAACCTTGGATTGCAGGGAACGGACTGCTCGCTGCATATCCTTACTCCCTTTGTCAAACCCTTCGGTCTGAAGCTCAGTGTCAACGACAATAGAGCCGTCTGCCTGTGCCATATCAGTGCCACCTCCTTATTCCAGTAATTTGTTGAGCCGGTCGATCTCCGCCTGTTCTTCTGCGCTCCGCTTCACTTTCAGAACGCACAGGTCTTTGTTCGCGGCCCAAAATTCGCGCTCCCACTTTTCCAGCTTTTTGCCTTTGGCTTTCTTGCTGCGCAGGGCCATGACCTGAGCAAACGTGCCGTCATGGATTTCCATGAAATATCCCATGAACGTCCACCAGTGCAGGTGCGGAATGCTGCGCACCTCACAGCCTGCCACCCGGTTGATGGCCGGGAACAGAATCGGTGCATCCTGCTCCCAGTCCATTGTCCGGGGTGTCGGTCGTCCCTTGTCTGCGCCAGAATGGAGGCCGCAGTCTATGAACTCCGCAGCCGCCTTGTATGCGGCCTCGTAGTCAGATTGCGGCATCTCGTCGAAGTCCCGGTAGAGAATGACAAGGCAGATATAGACCTTTTCCTCATCTTTCAGCTCCGGGTCTCCAAACGCTTGCAGGATTTTCAGCACGTCTTTCATGTCCGTGCGGATGGCGTAGCTTTTGCCGTTGACATCCAGCCGGGCGGGAAGCTCGCCGATCACTGCTGCGGTCCTCTGCCGCGCCGTTTGCCGCCGTTCCGGTGCTTGCCGGTGCGGTAGCCGTGGGTGTACTTATCCACACGGTTCTGCGCGAGGTTCATCTCTCTGTCAAAGCGCTTCTGGATATATGCGCCGACGGCCTCAATGGCGATTTCGCAGTAGAAACGGCCACCGACGATGGAGAAAGGATTCATCTTGCCGAAGAACGCCTCAGCGAAGTTGCCATCAAACAGGGTGTTCAGCGCGTCGGACAGACGCTTTTCAGCTTCGCGCAGCGCGTTGATGGTACGGTCGTCGCCATCCTTTGCGGAGCCGTCGCTGTTGAGGTTGACCTGCTGCACCGGCTCCAGAACACCGTTGAACTTCTTCACGAAGTCGTTATACCGATGTACGATGCCGATATCGGTCGGGCGCACATAGAACACGCCGACGCGCTGGCCGCGCAAGTTCGTGATGGGCACTTCCTCGGTGCCATCGTCGATGACGATGCCGACATTCTTCTCAGGTTCCGGGAAATTCAGGGTCTTTTCGTTTTCCATTTTGTCCTCCTAAAGATAAAGGGCGGCCAACCCTCGCTGACCGCCCTGTGCTCTGCCTGTTGTTTTATACCTGCTCTCCGGAGCTGGGCAGCTCGGTGAATGCCTTGGTCGTGGTGTCCCAGTTGCCCTTGACGCGCTCGCCTGCGTTGTAAATGGTGAACGGAATCTGCACACCGCTGGTGTCGCCGCCCACGGAGGTAGGCACGACCATAACCTTCTCGCGGTATGCCCATGCCACCTTGCCCTTGCTGTCAACCAGCACATCCACAGTGGTGGTCAGGCAGTCGTTGCCGGTCAGGCGACCATTTGCGATAGCTTCCAGCTTCTCATACAGCGGGTCGCCCTCCACTGCATAGTAGGGGTCCACCTCGCTCTGCGGCTCGTAGCCGTTGTGCTTGATGGTGCTTTCACCCCAAATGTTTTTCGACACCTCAACGTCCGGGTTCAGTTCGAGGTTGTACTCCTCGAGGTCCTTACCCAGACGGACATACTTCGGGGTGTTCCCGGTGGTGTCAAAGCTGGCATCGATATAGTGAGCCAGCAGCTTACGTTCGATTTTCTCTGCCATGTTGTTCTCTCCTTATCTGCAAAAATTGTTTTCGTATCTCAGGCTGCCGGAGAACAGCCAGTCCTCAACGCCGTTCTGGTACACAGCATTCAGGTGCGAGGGGCTTGTGCGGGAAATGGCCCTGATTTTGCGGTTTCCCTCCGTCAGAGCCGGGTATGCGTCCATAGTGTGCATCTCACCGTTCACCGTGACCGGCTGGCGTTCCAGCCACCGCCCGATAGCGTCCAGTAGCTCTTTGCTCCGCATCCTTGCAGCTTCCGTCTTGGGAGCGCAGCGCAGCACGATGTCAAACGGATAAGCGCAGACCTGATTGACGTGCCCGGTGATGCTTTCTTTCTCGGACGTGATAGCCGCACCCACAGAAGGGAAGAATGCAAGGCCGTCGTCCTCGCCCAGCGTGGAGAATGCGATTCTCCTGCCGCACAGTGCGGGGCAGGTGTTGAGCAGCTCCATCAGCACCTTGCTCATGATTTCAGACCCGTCAACATCAAACTTGACGGCGGTATTTGCTTTAGGCATCTTCGCCTCCACCTCCTATGCGTTTTACCCTTTCCAGCCAATAGTCCTGATTTGCAGCCTTCGCAGCGTCAAACCAATGGTCTGTTGCTTGCGGGTTCGCCGTGGTCGAATAATTCAGCGGCCTGTCTGTCGGGACAAGCGTTGCGCCTTTGCGAAAGCGCAGCAGGTAGCCGCCGGATCCGTCCGGTATCTTTGCGGGGCCTTTGCCGGTCTCAGAATCGACCATGACCTTGCCCTCGTACAGATACCGTGCATAGGGGCCGGGGAATACGACCCGCTTGCCGCCCTCGTCCACATACGAGCGCTGAATCTGACTTCCGGTCTCCATCGGCATGAACGGTTTGCAGTCTGCAAGCACCTGTTCTGCCAGCCACTCTTGAGCGGCTGCAAACTGCCGTGAAAAACGGTCGAAACGGATTTCTGCATAAAAGTGACCATGGACGCAGGAAAAGCCCTGAAAATGCTCCGTATCGCTCATTCAGCGTCCCTCCACTTCGAAATGAGGGATGAGGCCGTAGAACGAGGCCGAAGTAACCATGTAGACTTCATCCTGTCCATGGTTCATCTCGTGGTATAAGCCGTTGTCGTAGTCATCCTCAGAAACAGGCTGCTCCAGAGGGCAGCTACCGACAACGACGAAATCATGTTCCGGCCAAAATGTGAAGCACTCGCCGGGGGCGTCCCGCGCTGCATAGGCTTTCGGGCCGATGTACTGCCGGGAGGCTGCCGTTTTGTCCGCTGCCGCCGGTATGATGATGCTCACCGAATCGCCGCCGTTGTTGCCGTGCGTCGTCGCGCTGCTCGCGCTGGCCGCAGCAAGCTGCACATCCTCAAACACAGTCGTATACCAGAGGCCAGACGGTTCATGGTAGTTGTACAGCGTTATGGTCTGGTCGTGCATCATCTCACCCCCGCATACAGCAGGTTCACGCCGTCCGGGCCGGGAACGTTGGCGAGATAGCGTTCTGCTTCAGATTGCAGCAGGACGTTCAGCGCCGCGCTGTCGGATGCAGCTTTTGCGTACACGGACGCCTCCGCAGACTGCACATAGGACACAGATTCCTTGCCAGAGGTCATAGAGGCGACGGCGGGCCGGAGATTGCCCTGTGCATCTTTGCTGGCCGCCGTTGCTGTGCGCTGCTGCTCAACGCGGAAGAGGATGTCTGCCAGAGCGCACACGGCTTTCTTCACCCGGACAACATGAGCGTCATCTTCGGGCATACCTTGCGCCAGCCGGTAGAAGGTGATGGTATCAACAGCATCGCTCGCGCGTTCCAGCCATCTCGGCGCGGTCGCCTCGGTCAGCTCATCGCCGAAATACCGGGTGGTGTAGAACTCATAATCCGCATACGCCATGGTTTACACCTCCGCTCAGGCGTCCTCTTCGGCTGCCGCTGCGGCCTTTGCCTTGCCGGACTTCTTGGTGGGCGCTGCGACCTCAGCGGCCGGCGCGTCCATAGCTTCATAGCGGTCGCTGTTCTCCATCAGTTTGATGGTCAGCGGGTTGTCAGTCTCCAGCACATTGCCGGTGACGATGTTCTTAAACTTTGCCATTGTGATAGCTCCTTTCTCTTACTCTGCGCCCTTCTTCTTGAAAATCAGGTCAGGGGTGACGACCTTGGTGCCGAAGTGATAGAACAGGCTGACAGCGGTGGCCTCAGACAGAGGGATCTTCTCGGCAGTGTAGGTGCTTGCCATGACAGGCTGCGCCACAGCGCCGTCAACCATCAGCAGGTAATCGCAGCCAGCGGGCAGATGGGTGCAGGACTTGACCTCGACGCCATGCCATGCGTAAAATTCCTCTGCCGCAGTGTCCACGTTGGCGCGGGACATCTTGTCGAGGTTGTTGCGAATCTTGCCATAGTAGGCAGTAGAAGTGACCAGACGCATCATGGAGCGAGGCACACCGTCCACGAAGTCGTTTGCAGTGTTCTCCGCCTCCTGAATGACGGTCTCCAGCTCATCCTCCACAGTTGCGTCGGCGGAAACAGTAACCTTGACCGCTTCGGCATCTGCTGCCTTGAAGAACTCTTTGTCCAGCTCTGCGGCCATGCGCAGAACGTGGTTCGCAGCGCGGCGGTCAAGAACGCCGTCAACGCCATACAGCTTGACGTCCTTCTCTTCCATCTCTTCGACGATTTCCTTGTCGTTGTCGATGGCAACGGTCACGGCCTTGGCCTTGATCTGGCTGCCTTTGCCAGCCTTGCGGGCAGTGCCATAGTTTGCGGAGGTGGCGTTTGCGAAACGCTTTGCCTCCACAGTGCCAGCGGTCGGGTCGCCGGACAGGTCGGTGTTCTTCATGTCGGCAGAAACCAGCGCTTTCTGCACGTTCTCGATGACCTTGCCATACAGCTCGGCCAGATACTCCTTGCCAGTGTCGGTGGTCAGGATGCTAAGGGATTCGATTCTTGCCATAGTGGTTTACCTTCCTTTCGGTTTAGAAAATTTTGGGCGGGGTGTACTTGGTTTCCGTCGGGGTGGTGTTGCCGGTGGGGCCGACGATTTTCGGAGCCTTCTTTTCGAGCTGCGCCTGCTTCTCAGCTTCCGCCTTTTCCTCGGCGGTCTGATACAGGCCGGAATCCTTTTCCTTTGCGCTCTTCATGAAGTCGTCGAAACCCTGAAATGCTCCGTCCTTCCACTTCAGGCCGTCCTTTTCGTCCATCACGTCAGCGGTAAGCTGGCGGCGGGCGTAGGGGGAGGAAACGCCGTACTTGTCCAGCTGACCCTTGACCCAATCGCGCTGGTCACGCTGGGTCAGTTCGGTCTGCCGGTTCTTTTCGGCATCTTCGGCCTGCTTCTTGTACTGCGCGATTTCAGCCTTGACTTCATCGGCAGACTTGCCATCGAAGCCTTTCAGGGTGTCCTCTGCGGTTGCCAAGCGGGTTTTCAGGTCGTCACGCTCCGCCGTCAGCGTGGCGATGGGGGCCTTGGCGTTTTCCACGTCAAGGCCGTTGAGCTTAAAGACCGCGTCGATCTGCTCCTGATTCAGTCCAAGGTCTTTCAGTTCACTGGTTTTCATGGGATACCTCCGGTTCAGCAACTAAGCGTTTTAAGTCGTCGCTCTGACTTGTTGCCCCTGCCTTGTTAAGTCCGCAGGTAGACTGATATTGCGCCCTCTTTGGCCTCATGCGGCCGCAGCGGGCATAAAAATAGCACGGTGCAAGTGCATCGTGCTTGATACGGGCTAAAACAGAGTGTTCTGGTTAGTGCCTTTACGGTTTTACTTCCACGCTGGGCAGGATGTCCGTGTGGAAATAGAGCTTATAGTGGTACGGGTCCGTGTGGGTGCCGGTGATGTCTTCGACCACATACATGGTGTAGTCGTTCAGATAGATGTAGTTCTTGCGGTAGGTATCCGGGCCAATTTTTACCGTGCAGACCAGCTCATTGTTCGAGTTGTTGGAGATGGACATATAGCCCTCGGCTTCCAGAATGACTTTATCGGTGCGGGCGTTGTAGACGGTGATCTTGCGTTCGCTCTCGAAATAGTCCGCCTGCTTGGAGATGTTGGCATTGGCCTTGTCGGCCTCCGAACAGCCGCACAGCAGGATAGATGCGGCCAACGCGATGGCGAGAAGAATCTTTTTCATGGTGCTTTCCTTTCTCTTTTTGGGCATGAAAAAACCACGGTGCGGTTTGCATCGTGGTCAACGGTTATTGGTTTTGGGCCAGAGCTTTGAGATATTCACCATACAAGCGCTTCTGCTCTGCGCGTTCTGCATCAATCTCCGGCGTGGAAATCGTGGCGCGGCTTGGAACAGAGTGTGTCCTTTTGTACTCAGCAACAAGAGCCCTTTCGCGGCGAACGCTTTCTTTGGTCAACTCGTTTATCTGCTCAACTGTATAACTCATTTTCTGGCCTCCCTGCGGTAGCACTTCACGCCCAGCCTGCGGCACGTTTCGTCAATTATGACGTGCTGGATATTTTCTTCGTAGCTGCCGAAGTCATATCCTCTGGCCGTCATAATAGAGTTTCGTTCTTCCTGCACTGCTTCGCATACAGCTTCCCATTGTTCAAGCGTAATGCCGCTCGGCACAACAAATTGGTATCGGTATTTGTAATCTACCGCCTCCATGATAGCCGTGCCGTCGGAAAACGCTGCTGGAATGTCTGCATCCGTGCTGAAAGAATACTGCGTCGTATCAGGCGGATGGGTGTGGATGTTGTAGCTCCCTTTCAGTTTATCACCCAGATAGGAACAGTCAACCCCTCGCGGGTTATTGTCGGTCATAAAATGAACTTCGCCATCTTTGGTTATGACCATCATGTTCTCCACGGTGGAAGATGCGTACTGTTCGCAGAATGTGTTCTTCAGGGCTTCGACCTGTTCTGTTTCGGCGGGGTCAACCTTGCCAAGATACCGGTGAACGCTCTCTCCCTGCTGCCCTGCATCACCGCCGCTGCCGCGCATAGAGCTGAATACAGCCTGCGGGGTGGTCGCGCTCTGACGTGCCGCCTTGGGTGCGGCAGCCTGTGAGCGTTTGGCAACATACAGCCGGTCGTTCAGCGGCTTCAGGTCGTTTTCTCGGCAGAACTGGTTATAATCCGTCGTGTGTTTTTGCAGTCTTGCCGCTGCTCTGGCTGCTTTGTCCTCCAGAGCCGCCCGCAGAGCGTCGTCTGTGGCGTTTTCGGCTGCGGCCTGATAACCTGCCATCTCGACTTTATCGCGCCGGATTCGGGCTTCTTTCGCCCGCTGCTTCTGCGTGAGGTCATAGACCCTGCGGTTTTCTTCCTCGTCGAAATCTTGGAAAGGATTGTGGTTTGGGTCGCCGGGGCCGAAGCTGTGGCGGCAGTTGTAGCCGCCCAGTCCCTCGCCGGTTCCGTAGCCGGTCGTCTTAGCAAAGAGCGGCAAGCCCGGCGTTCGCCCGGTGCGGCTGTACAGCTTGCCCTGCCACCAGAAGTGGTTGCCGGGGTTTTGCCCGCCGTCGCCGTACCGTGCGCCCCGATGGGCAGATACGCGGATGATGTCCCAATCGTGGTCTATCATGCCCTGCATGGTCATGTTACCAGTGGCCTGACTGATGCCGGTGCGGACTGCCCGCAGGACCGCTGTTTCGATGGTGTCCCGGTGGCCGGTCGGGTAGACAACGTGCGTCTGATGCTGCACAAGCTCGTCCACGGCCTCTTGTACAGCAGCCGTGTAGGACTGCGCACCGGTGATGACCTTAAAATGCGCCTCGTCCAGCACCTTAAAAAGCCGCTTCTGCGATGCGCTGGCCGTGGTGCGGGTGAAGTTATGCGCCTCTCCCTGCGTCCGGGTGTAGGCGTCCTGCAAGATGCGCACCATGCGGCTGGACAGAGCCAAAGGCTGCACGTCGTGACCGGCTGCTGCATAAACAGCGCAATCGGCAGCCCACGCCTTGACCGCTGCATCTTCAAAGATGGCCGCGATTTCGGCGTCAGACTGCTTCGTGAACAGCTGCAGCTTCTTTTGCAGTTCCTCCAGATGGCCGCCCGCCGCTTGGTATACCTCGGCTTGCCACCGGTCTGTCCCAGACAGTACAGCGTCCTCTCCACGGCCCAGACGTGCCATGAAGCGCTGTATCATGTCCAGCGTTATCCACCGGTTGAGGTCGTCCAGCGCCGGATACAGCGTTTCGGCCAGTTCGGTGATCTGCTGCGGTGTCAGCATGGAGCAGCCCCCTTCCGGTTATTCCTCGTCGAACAGGCCCTTTTCCTTTTCGGCTGCTTTGGCCTCTGCGACCATCTTCTTGGCCTCTTCTTCGCTCATGCCCTCGAACTTCGTGAAGTACAGCCAGAGCGGAATCCAGCCCTGCGAGGCGTAGTTCTTCCAGCTGGCCTTGTCCTCTTCGTAGTTATAGGTGATGTCTCCGAAGTTGTAGGTGGTTTCGTACTCGCCAATCGGTGCAGCGCCCAGCAGGGTTGTGAGAGCGTCTGCGCCTTTTATGGCCTGTTCGATGGCGCTGCGCAGAGCGTCGCGGTCTGCCTTGATGGTCTGGATGGTATCGCGGTCGTCGCTTTCCACCTGCGTGGCCGTAATCATGCCGGTCTGGCCGTCCATGACAAAGACGCCCTCGCTGAAGCCGCATTTGACGCCCGCCATGGACAGGTCGAAGTTGATGTCCTTGATGCGGGCATCGGTCAGCATGGTGGGGACGTGTTCAGTGACGGCCTTTCCGTCGTCGTTCACACCAGCGCCCAGCGCCTTGATAAAGCGCGGCAGCTGCACATTCCGGTTCTTGGCATACTGGATAGCTGCCTGACCAACAAACGTGATGTGCTTGCTGTCTGCGACCTCTCCGTTCTTTCTGCTGAGGGCCACGTCCAGCGCCTCCAGCTCCGGCAGCGCATTTGCAAAGGCAGACACGCCCAGCGGGGACGCCGGGTCGATGGTGTTTGCACCGGGCAGCCGGAAGAACGCGAACAGTGGAGCCTCCAGCTGTTCGATCTGTGTTTCGGGCTGCATCTCCGCCCACTCTTCAACCTCTGTCAGCGGGATCTCAGCGCCAAGGGTATACTGGCCGTTGCTCATGGAACGGTTGAGAAACGCCCTGTTCGTAATCAGATACAGCCCATCTTTGAACCGGTGGTATTCCAGCCGGGTGTAATGGTCGAAGCCGTGCGTGATGTGCTCAGCGAAGATTGCGCCCACGATGTTGCCGTTGCCGTCCTGTTTGGTAATACCAAACTCTCCCGGCAGGGCAAAATCCCAGCTGGAGCCGTTCCACTTGATGGCGATGCCGCCCATGCGCTCCGCGTCAGCCACCTTGTCGGGCAGCCGCTTAATCAGGTCGTTGCAAATGGTCTGCAAATAGTCCGCGCGAGGGGAGCCAGACAGCGCAACGTCGATATCCAGACACACCAGCCGGGCACGGTAGTCGCTGATATGCTTGCCCATGTTGTAGGGCTTGATATCGTCCTCCGCATTTCGCCACGGCGGGCGCTCAGAGGAAATATTATCCCACAGCTCCAGCGCTGCGTTCATCTCGGAGGACTGAATCAGCTCCACGCCGAAGGTCTTTCCGATGTCGGTACGAATAAACATAGATTTTATCCTCCCCCATAATTGGGAAATGAAACTCACAGCAGTTCACCCCCTTCCCTGTCATGCGACCCACTTCAGTTCTGCCCGCAGCGCCGTACGGCAGAAGTACCGGACTTGGTCCATAGAATGGTCAAACTCCTTGATGACGGCATCCTCGTCGGAATCCTCGTCCCACGAATACTGCTCGAACTCTCGGAAGGTTGCCTTGCAGCTTTCGTGGAACAGCAGGAGACCCATGTTTATGTACTTGGTCACATCCTGTATTCCGTTCAGCACGTCGTTGTCAGCCTTGACCACCAGCCACTCGGCATACTTCTGGATCGTTTCCACCATGGAAGATGCCGACGGGTCGATGATGATGTATTCGATTTTGAAACCTCTCGCCAGCTCTCGAAGCATCTTGTAGTAGGCTTCGTTGTCCACACGGTTGGCGCTGCCGCCTTTGTAGTACAGTTCCCGCACCATGATGGCGCGGTGGCTCACCGGGTCATAGTCCCACAGCCCAGCAGCAAAGGGATTGTGGGTGCCGTAGTCGATGGACACATAATAGCGGTGCCGAGGATTGTAGGGTATTTCCTCGTGGACGATGTGCTTGTCCCGCGAGAACATGGGATAGACCAGCCCCTCAGCCTTGACCCACAACCCCAGAATGTAGCGGTTGTAAAACACGCCGGTGTACTGGTTCCTGTATCGCTCTTTGATGTGTTCATCCAGCGTCAGGTTGTCCTCCATCGTGAAGTGGAGGTACACCAGCCGCCGCTTTTTGCACCGCAGAATCCACTTCTGGTAGAACCAGTGCTGTGGACCCGCCGGGTTACAGTTGAACCAGTATTTTGACCCCGTGATGGAACAGCGGGCGGTCGCCTGATTGACAAAGCTCTCCGGCATCAGTGCCACTTCGTCGAAGAACGCACCGGCCAGCGTGATGCCCTGTATCAGATCCTGCGAACTTTCGTCCTTGCCGCCGAAGAAATAGAACTCATTGCTCTTGTCGCCTTTGGACACCTCCCAGAAGTTGTCCGCTCGGTGCTCGATGACCTCATATCCCCTGCCCAACAGCTGCTGTTTGAGTACGCCCAGCACGTTGCGGCGCAGGCTGGCGATGGTCTTGCCGCAGAGGGCGAAGCTCTCACCGTCAAAACAGGTCATTGCCCAAGAAACAAAGGAAAAACCCATGGTGACGGTCTTTCCGCTTCGGATAGCCCCATCATCAATGATGCCGTCGTAGTCATAGAACGCGCTCTGCGGCGACCACCAGACCAGCGTTTGCATCTGCTTCTGACTGAGTGCTTTCCATTGGAACGGCTTTGCTCTACGAAGTCGGCGCATCCTCGTCCTCCTCCGTTTCGTCATCCGGTTCCGGCAGCATAGAGGAATCATCACCAGCAGGGAACGCATTCGCGGCCGCTGCGGCGATAGCTTCTAAGAAACCGTCGCTTGCAGCCTCCTGCTGCTCCTGCTTTGCCCGGCGCTTGGCGGCACGTTTTTCCTTTTCTGCGGCCTCAGCGGCTTCTGCCTGCTCTGCGATTTTGTACACCAGAGAAGCAGCCTTGACGTTGCCCTTCAAGCCCTGCATGAGCATCTTCCAAGCAAGTGCCGCGGCGTAAGTGCAGTCCTCTTCATCGAAGCCCTGCTCCTGCAACTTCTGGGCAAGCTCTTCCGTTGCAGCGGTTTCCATGAGGATCCGCATATATTGGGCGGCCTGCTTTTTTCGCCTACGGGCTGCACCAGATGCTTTCCCGGCTTTTCGGGCGTTTTCTCGGCGTTCATTCGGCGTTCGCTGCCCATTTGACACCAGATTTTTCTCATTTGGCACATCACCACCTTCTTCCCCATCTGTGAGGGGTTCCACGCTTAGCCCTCGTCCTCGATGCACACGTTCTGGACCTTCTTGTAGGCATCCAGATACAGTTCCTTCTTGTCGCCGTTGTAGGTAGCCTCATAATACATACCGTCCGGAACGGTGGTGGCCAGCAGCGCCTTGTTGTTCTGGAGGGTCTTGCAGTTCCAGACAACGTACACATCAGTTACCCCGATTTTCGGAGTACCCTTCAGCTCGGCGTTTGCATTGTGGAGGCACACGACCGCGGCGATCGCGGACGCGGTAAAGTTGTTAGAATCCATCTTGATGTTTCCTTTCTTTATTCCCGTCAGTAAAAAGCCCTCACCAGTAGGGATGCTGGCAAGGGACAGACTTATATGCTCCTGATTACTTTGGCCTTGGAGAACGTCGGATGGTCCTGCGTCATCATGTCCAAGAACTCGTCGCGGGTAAAACCAGACAGGCGGAAGATTTCCTCCGGTTTCATGCCCAGCTGCTTGCCGATCTCGTCCACATCCTTGCCCTCATCGAGCAGCTTTTTGACAATGGCCTTCATCGGCTCCAACAGGTGGGTACCACGGGCACGGTTGTGGGTGATGGTGCCGTATACATCAGCATCCTCGTTTCCGTGATGGTCAACGACCACGACCGGCACCTTCCCGCCCAGCATAGAGAGCAGCGGTTCTCTGCCTGATACGGTCCAGCGGTGGAAACCATCAATGATAGTTCCATCCGGCCGCACCACGATTGGCAACGTCCAACCGTTTGTCAGGATGGACTGCACCAGCAGCTTCAGGTTGTCTTCCGACACCTTGTTGGGGTTGTAATCATTCGCGTGGATTTTCTCACGTTCTACCCACCGAAGGGAATTCAGTGGGGCAAACAAGTCAATGCTTTCCATTCTGGGCCTCCTTGATGGCTGCGTTGTGGTCGTTGTAGATGGTGGTCCACAGGATACGCAGGATGCGCAGCTTGGGATCTCCATACAGCAGCCCCTCGTACATGGTCTTGTAGTGCTTCTGCTCTGCAATGCCGTAGGTCTTGATGAACAAGCCCTGCCAGTTTCGCAGGTGGGACAGCGTGTCCTTGGCGATGGTGTACCGTTCCGGGTGGAGAAAGAGGATATCTTTGCAGAGGGCTTTGTAGTCCTTCTGCTCTGTTCCCTCTTCTAGCTCACGCCGCTTGCGGGTACTGCGCCGGAACATTTCGCTATCCCAGTAGAGCAGGACCAGATAGGCGTTTGGTTCGCGCCTCTGTATCCGTTCCCATAGGTTGGGGTCTGTTTCAGCTACCCAGCGCAGCCCTTGTGTACTGGTATCCCCGAAAAAAGCACACAGCCGGAGGGCGTTCTTTCGGACCCCCGCCTCGTACAGCCGCATATAGATTTCCGGGAACTGGAGCTTGCGCAGTTTGATGTACAGCCACACGTCGCTGTCTGTCCAGTCATAGATGGGATAGAACTTCCCACCTTTCCCGATACGGTCCATCTTCGTATTGGCAATGCACTTATACCGGGTCAGGCTTTCTGCGGTGCGCAGGCCGACCAGCTGAATGCCATCGCGGAATGCTTTCTCACAGAACGTCTGATAGTTCATCTCGCCGGGATAGCTCAGATACGGACTGTACCGGATAGCAAAATCAGGCGGTTGGCGCATCCAGACGTTCTCCTTGCCCGGCTCCCATGTTATCCACGACTCAGAGCTGGACAGATGGTCGATGACGCACACCTGTTTGAACGGCAGACAGAACCAGAGGAACTTTGCTCCGACAGACTGGAAGTTGCGCCGCCAGCGGTATGCAGCATCTACCATGGAGGGGTAAAGCCCTTCCTCGTCAATGAACGTCACCGTCAGTTGGCTGGCGCTGATTTCGCCGGCGCGTATCATGTCATACACCAGACTGGCCATGCACAGGCTGTCCTTGCCCGATGAAAACGACAGATAAATTTTGCATCCGTTGGTGAACACATTGCGGATGCGGATCTTCGCAGCCTGCAAAACATTCATGCTGCTTTCTGCTACTTTCACCGGCATATCAGCTCACCTCTATCATCTCGCCGCATTTCGGGCACCGGATGTATCGGCGCTGAGGCTGGCTCTCGTATACCGGAGCAGTGTTTTGCGGTTCGGAAGGTGTAGACAGCTCTTGTGCAACAGAAGCCCGCTGAGGGGCCGCGGAGGCCGCAGGAGCGCTATACACAGGGGCGGCGGGTGAATAAGACGGTGTTTCCGCATAAGGAACGTGTTCTTCCACCTGATGGCGGCTCATAGCCGAAACTTCTTCCTGCGGGAACGTGCCGTAGGAATCCACGATCTCGTCCACTTCGGCCTCGGTGCTGTTGAGCATTTCCAAGAGGTCAGCATCCCAGCCGGGGACGTCTACATCCCCGTCCAGTTCCTTGACCAGTTCTTCGATGACATCAACATCCGTAAAGCCCAGCTCATAGACCTTGTTGTCAGCCATCATGAGTTTTTTCTTCTGCGCATCAGTCAAACCGGCCATCACATAGCAGTCACAGGTTTCCCAGCCCATGCGGAGCAGAGCTTCGTACAGGCCGTTGCCCGCGATGATCTCACCATCTTCGGCCACGACCAGCGGCTTAACCTGTCCGAACATTTTAATGCTGCGGACATATTCGGTCAGCTGCTTTTCAGAATGCCGGCGGATGTTGCGGGCGGGCTTATGCAGTTCGGAGAGCTTCTTCTGCGTGATAATCACTTGCCAGCCCTCCCTTCCAGAAAGGTTCGGGCAGCAGGAATGACCTCTGCGGCAGCACGGACGACTTCCGGCGACAGGCTGAAAATCAGCTTGAAGCCATCCTCGGCCGTTGCCGGTTCTCCCCAGATGGGCCACGGCGTAGGACCATAGACCCAACCGTTTTCCCACTGGTACGTCGGCGGCAGCGCCAGACCGTGATAGTGGATATAGCCCAGAACAGCCTCATGCGGCCAGTCTGCAATAGGTGCATACCGAGTTTCGCCGGATTTCTTGCGGATGGTGTAATCCTTTCCGCAATTATTTCCGTCCATAGCCCGGTGCCCCACCAGCAGCATATCCGAACCGTGTTCCTCGAAATAAATCGAGAAGGCACGGCGCTGGAGCAGCCCATACCAGATGTTCAGGCGCTTTGCGTCGTTCACGAACAGCAGCTCCGGGTGCTTTTCCAGCCATT